CACAGTAGAAAGTATAGTCCGAGTAAAAGCAGTATCTGGTTAAATTGTCCATTAAGCACAGTATTCAATGACGGCACAAACCAAGAAACGAGTCCACAAGCAGAGTTTGGTACGCAATGTCACGAGCTAGGCGCAGCACTTGTTAGTAAGTCATTAGGTCTAATTGATTATGACAGTGAAGCAAAAACAATCGATGACCTAATCAAGGAACTCGATATGTATTCAGAAGAGATGCAGGACATTGCGGATGGATATGCAGACTACATTATTAACACCATTGAGTATGAGAAAAAACGATCTGAAACAGAACCCTTTGTCGTTATCGAACAGTTGCTGGATATGGATTTTGATGAAGATGCAAGAGGAACGTTAGACTGTGGCATTATCTCCGGTGTGGATGGTGGGACGCTCACAGTTATTGATTTAAAGACAGGACGATCACCGGTGTATGCATTTGATCATGAAGCTGGAACTTTTAATACACAACTTGCTATCTATGCTCTTTACTTTTACAAGGCATACAAGGATCTATACCCAGTGAAACACATACGACTTGCAATTTACCAACCTGTCATCAATAACACGAATGATTACGAAATATCGATTGATGATTTATTGAAGTTTGAATCAGAAGTATTAATCCCAGCAGTATTGAGTACAAGAGTAGAGACGCCACATGGAAATCCAGGTAAACATTGTCGTTATTGTTCCGGTAGAGAAACGTGTGCAGTTAGAGCGAATGCCATGATGGAAACATTCAGTAATTCTAACAAATCTATCGCTCAACTTACAGATAGTGATATTGAATCTTTACTACCTAAACTAGATGAAATGATCCAGTTTGCTGAAGACATCAAATCTTACGCACTAAAGAAAGCAAAGCGTGGATATAAGTGGCCTGATTATAAATTGGTTCATGCTCGAGTTTCAAGAAAGATCACAGATGAACCAGGATTGATTAAGGCTTGTGAAGAGATTGGAATTGATCCATATAGTGCTCAAAAAGTAGCTGGAATAACTGAACTGACCAAACGAATCGGTAAAGACAAAGTAACAAGTATTATCGGACCATATATTTCGATGCAAACAGGTTCAATAATTCTAGTTCCAGAAACAGATCCTCGTGAAGAGGTAACAACAATAAAAGAAGGAGAAAAATAAAATGTTGAATATTATTGAAGGAAAAGAACAACGTCCAAAAAAGATCGTTATCTATGGACCAGAAGGAATCGGAAAGTCTACATTTGCTAGTCAATTTCCAGATCCACTATTTATCGATACAGAGGGCGGAACAAGCAATTTAGATGTAAGAAGAATTAAGTGTAATAAATCATGGAATGAGCTAATAGCCATTGTAAAAGAAATCCATGCTAATCCACATATTTGTAAAACAGTTGTTTTGGATACAGCTGACTGGTCTGAAACATTATGTACCAATGCAGTATGTGAAAAGTACCGAAAAAACAATATAGAGGATTTTGGATACGGAAAAGGTTATGTCTACTTAGTGGATGAGTTTGCAAGGCTGTTAACTCTACTTGACCAGTTAATTGAAGTAGGGATAAATGTTGTGATTACAGCACATGCTAAACCTCGTAAATTTGAGCTTCCAGAAGAGCAAGGATCATTTGATAGATACGAGATGAAACTGTCAAGACAAGTAGCACCACTTATTAAAGAGTGGAGTGACGCATTATTCTTTGTGAACTACAAGATTTATGTCGTTACAACCGATACCAATAAGAAAAAAGCTCAAGGTGGAAAGCGTGTTCTATACACCACACATAATCCAACTTATGACGCAAAGAACAGATTTGATTTACCAGAAGAACTCGAACTTGATTTCAAAGCAATCGCACACCTATTTGAAATTTATGATGTACCAGCTGATCAAGTAATGGACTACGATTCAAAAGATATTACTACATTAGCGTTTGTTGAAGAACTTAAGAAGAAACTGGAACAAGAAGGAATTACCGAAAAACAATTACAAAAAGTAGTAGCCACAAAAGGTCACTATGAATTAGAAACACCAATTAGTGAATATTCAGACGATTTCATTACACGCTGGATTATCCCGAATTGGAAGAAGATTGTAGAAACAATAAAAAATGAAAAAGGAGAACAATAATCATGGAAGAAAATAAAAACATGTTGATGGATTGGAATGATTCCATCGAAGAAGATGGACAGGAGTTAGTCATATTACCAGAAGGTGATTACAACTTTACAGTTACTCATTTTGAACGAGGTAGATTTCCTGGAGGAGCGAAGATTCCTGCATGTAACAAAGCAACAATTACCGTTCAAGTCGAATCAGAAGAAGGACGAGCTATTGTCAAGTTTGATCTTTTACTATATCGCACAATTGAATGGCGTATTTCATCATTCTTTAGATGTATTGGGCAGAAGAAACATGGTGAGAAATTAACGATGGATTGGAATAAAGTGCTTGGTTCAAAAGGACGTGCACATTTTAAACCTCGTAAATATATCAATTCTTATGGTGATGAAAAGATAACTAATGATATTGAGCGTTTTATTGACTACAACGAAGAGTACTTCATTCCAAACGACTTACCTTTTAATTAAGAGTTATCGTTCTCGGAAACTAAAAACGTATGGAGGTAAATTATGGGATATACTCACGGAATAAGATGGTCTGATGACCAGATTAAGAAAGCAGTAATGGAAGTCAAAGATGGTTTAGGGCTTGATCGTATGCCAACAAGAAGTGAATGTGTTAATTACACAAACAGTAATGCTTTATCATCCGCTATCACAAGAAGAGATGGCGGTTGGTATGGCTTTGCAAAAGAACTGGGATTAAGAATTAAAGAATCAGAAACGACAACAGGTAAGCGTAATGAAATACGCATAAAACAAACTATTACAGAAAAAGGGTATGAAGTTAAACGGATGTCACAAAACTTCCCATATGATTTGTTAGTTAACGACTGCTTGAAAGTAGATGTCAAGTCTAGCCATCTTTATAAAGGAAATGAAGGTAACTTCTACACTTATCGAACAGGCAAAAAATATGCTACTTGTGATTTGTATATTTTAGTTGCACTAGATGAAACTGATGAGATGGTAAAAACGTTCATTCTACCAAGCTCGAAAGTGATGAAGAATACTCAAATAAGTATTGGTGAATATAATAGTAAATATGACGTTTATCAAGACAGATGGGATATTTTAGATGATTTTATTACTTTCCTATCTGGAGGTAATCGTTATGGAACTTAGACCTTATCAAAATGAAGCTGTTGATGCAATTAGAAATGAATGGTTACAAGGACATAAAAAAACCTTATTAGTACTTCCTACTGGTACAGGGAAAACAATTGTATTTTCAAAGGTAGTGGAGGAAGAAACAAAAGATGGAAGTAAAGCGTTAATACTTGCTCATCGTGGTGAATTGCTAGATCAAGCTTCAGAAAAATTATTTGAAACCATTGGATTGGATTCGGCTTTAGAAAAGGCTGAGTCCTCTGCCATTGGCTCATCAGAACAAGTGACAGTCGCATCCGTACAAACATTATCACAACATAAACGACTAACGAACTTTCCTAGTAATTACTTTAAGACAATCGTAGTAGATGAAGCGCACCATTCAATGAGTAATACCTATCAAAGAATACTAAGTCATTTTGAAGGCGCAAATGTGCTGGGAGTTACTGCTACACCGGATCGATCAGATCAAAAGAATCTAGGGAAATACTTTGATTCAAAAGCCTATGAGTATTCACTACATCAAGCAATCAAAGAAGGATATCTTGCGCCAGTACGAGCACAGATGATTCCGCTTGAGTTAGATATCAATAGCGTAGGCGTATCCAATGGTGATTACGCTGTAGGTGAAGTTGGATCAGCATTAGAACCATATTTAAATCAAATTGCATTAGAAATGCTCAACTACTGTAAAGGTAGAAAGACAGTCGTATTCTTACCATTAGTCAAGACATCGCAGAAGTTTTGTGAGCTACTAAACCTACATGGAATACGAGCAGCTGAAGTAAACGGAAACAGTAAAGACAGAGACGAAATCTTAGCTGACTTTGAAGCAGGCGAGTATGACGTTTTATGTAACTCGATGCTTTTAACAGAAGGTTGGGATTGTCCTTCAGTAGATACCATTGTTGTTTTAAGACCTACAAAAGTGAGAAGCCTTTATCAACAAATGGTAGGACGTGGTATGAGACTGCATCCTGGAAAAAAGGAGTTGTTATTACTTGATTTCTTATGGATGACAGAACGCCATGATTTATGTAGACCTTCCGCACTTGTTTCAAAAGATGAAGAGTTAGCGAAACGTATCGATCAAAAAATGATGGATCAAGAATCAGGTATTGATTTACTAGAAGCTGAAGTCGAAGCAGAACGTGATGCTATTCAAGAACGTGAAGATGCATTGGCCCGTGAACTTGCAGCTATGCGTAAACGAAAATCGAAACTTGTAGACCCAATTCAATATGCATTTTCTATATCAGCAGAAGATTTAGCGAGTTATGAACCGACCTTTGTTTGGGAAATGGGACCTGCTACGGATAAGCAATTAAAGTATTTAGAAAATCATGGAATCTTTCCAGATGCAGTAACAAGCTGTGGTATGGCAAGTATGCTGATTGAAAAGTTGAAAAACAGACAAATGGAAGGATTAGCAACACCAAAACAAATACGCTTCTTAGAACGATACGGATTCTTACATGTCGGTATGTGGGCATTTGAAGCAGCAAGCAAAATGATTACACGTATTGCAGAGAACAATTGGATGTTACCAAGAACAATCAATGCTGCAACATATAGACCATAGGAGGAAGTAAATGGACAACATATTAGAAGCTTTAAAACAAATAGATGCATCAAATACAACGTACGAAGAATGGATACATGTAGGCATGGCTTTAAAAGCCGAAGGATATGACTGTTCAGTATGGGATGACTGGAGCAAGAATGATCGCCGTTATAAAGATGGTGAATGCTCTATGAAATGGGGAACTTTCAAAGGTTCCTCTATTCCCATATCAGGTGGAACAATTATCAAGATGGCGAAAGATACAGGTTGGGAACCTCGTGGTGGATTCATGGATTGGGACGATACGATTGAATACGATGGCGATGGACTGATTTATGATCCATCAAACGAAATGACACCTACTGAACAGCTCATAAAATATTTAGATACACTTTTTTATGATGATGAATATGTAGGTTATGTAACAAATGATGTATGGCAAAACAGTGATGGGAAATGGATACCTAAAAAAGGACAGTATGATCGAACAGTCGCAGAACTAATCGATTTACTTGAAAAACATCCTGGTGACATAGGTGCAGTTCTAGGTGATTCAAAAGAAGAATGTGGAGCTTGGATCAGATTCAATCCAGTTGATGGTGTTGGTGTCAAAAATGATAACATTGTACGCTTTACGCATGCGCTCGTTGAATCAGACGAAATGCCAATATCCGAACAAGATGCAATTTATCGTAAGTTTGAACTACCGATTGCTTGCTTAGTACATAGTGGTAGTAGAAGTTTACATGCCATAGTGAAAGTTGATGCAAAAGATGCAGAGGAATACCGTAAAAGGGTCGATTTTCTATATGATTTCTTAAACAAGAACGGACTAAAAATAGATAGAGCGAACAGAAATCCTTCCAGGCTATCACGTTTACCTGGAGTGATGAGAAATGGTGTCATGCAAACTTTAGTAGATACAAACATCGGTAGAAGTAACTGGAATGAGTGGATGGATTTTGTTGAAGGAATTACAGATGAACTGCCAAGAGAAAAGACTAGTGGTGAAATCAGAACAAAAAAAGAAAACCTAGAACCACAATTAATAGAAGGTATAGTTCGAATTGGACATAAGATGCTTATTTCTGGATCATCTAAAGCTGGGAAGAGTTTCCTGTTAATAGAATTAGCTATTGCATTAGCAGAAGGACGTAAATGGCTAGGATTTCAATGTAAAAAAACAAAGGTGTTCTATGTTAACTTAGAAATTGCTGAAAAAAGCTTAGGAAACCGAATCGATGAGATACATCTTGCACTCGGAGTAGAGCCTAAATATGAGCAGGATTTTGTTGTTTGGAGTCTTAGAGGTAGTTCTATGCCTCTTGATAAATTAGCACCTAAAATCATTAGAAAAGTAGCAAATAAGGGTTATGAAGCAATTATAATTGATCCGATCTATAAAGTTATTACAGGTGATGAGAATAACGCGACTCAAATGTCATCCTTTACAGCACTATTCGATAAAATAAGCAAAGAAACTGGATGTACTATCATTTACAGTCATCATCATTCTAAAGGTGCACAGGGCTTTAAAAGAGCTATGGATAGAGCTTCAGGTTCTGGAGTGTTTGCACGTGACCCAGATGCTCAACTTGACATGATTCAATTAGAAACAGACGAAGATTTTATGCTTCAAAATGCAGATAATCCACATTCGACAGCGTGGAGATTAGAGAGCAGTTTAAGAGAGTTTCCTAACTTTAAACCAGTGAATTTTTGGTTTGAATATCCAATACATAGAGTTGATGATACAGGGATTCTACAAAAAGTATATGCTAACGGGGACCCTAAAGGTAACTTAACAAAAAGTGGTAAACGAAAACAAACTCCCGAGTCAAGAAAAGAAGAGTTTGATCGTGCATTTGATATCAATGTTGATAAAGATGGGACGTGTTTAGTATCGGTTTTAGCTGAATATCTTGGAGTAACAGATCGAACTATTAGGAAACGTGTAAAAGAGTTTGAAAGCGATTATGTAAATAATCATGGAGTGATATCTCCCATAAAACCTGAAGTGGAAGAAAGGGAAAAATGATGAGTTCCATCACTTGTCTGGAAAAGTGGAATATAGGGTAAATTTTCCTTTATTCCTTCCACGGAAAAAAAGTGGAATATAGGGCTTATATATAGGTGTGTTCCATTACCGCTGACGCATGTTCGTAGGATAGGGCTTGTAAGCCTGCCCTATCCCTAACAATGCATCATCGTCAGCACTCGCCTTTCTTCAACTAAAAATTCTGAAAAATTCTGAAAAAGGAGGAAACTATGAAAATTTTTCTATTACTAGATCCACCAACAATTACAGCACAACAAAATAAAGTAACACTGGTGAACAACAAACCAGTTTTCTATAAACCAGAGAAACTCAAGAAAGCAAGACGAACAATAATCAAACACTTAAGACCATTCAAACCAAAGGAACCAATGCAAGGTCCGATTAGGCTTGATGTGATATGGAGATTTCCAAAAGGTAAAAGACATAAACATCAAGAATGGAGAGTAACAAGACCTGATACAGATAATCTGGAAAAGATGCTGAAAGACTGCATGACAGAAGTTGGGTTTTGGAATGATGACGCACAGATTGTAGTTGAACATGTGGAGAAGTTATGGTCGGATGATCCAACAGGGATTGCAATAGAAATCAATGTGTTAACTAAATTCAAGGAGGAAGAAGATGACGGCTAAAGAATACCTAAGCAGATATCACAATACAAAAGTGAAAATTGAAAAGCTTCAAGCACTAGTCGACACATACATACGTTTGGCTAATGAAATACCAGGCATTCAATTTGATGCGATTCGAGTTGATGGTGGAAAGAGTCTGAAAGCTCCATTTGAGAAGTGGATATTAAAGACACTAGATTATGAGCTTGAAATCAAAGAAATGGAAACGAATCTACCGAACATCAAAGCTGATATACTAAGAACTATTAAACAACTTAAGGATGCTGAAATGGAGCGTGTACTGATATTGCGATATATTGATTGGCTAACGTGGAATCAAATAGCTGATGAGATGTATATATCAAACGCCACAGTTAGACGAAGACACTCTCAAGCAATAGACAAAATACGATTGAGCAGGGTTGAGCAGGGGTGAACTGTTGTGAAACTGTCAAGGGTGTGATAGTATTATAATGAGCAAGGTGTAAGATACATGGAATACTGGCTAACAACCAGCCTAGAAACGAGAAGAATTCATTTAATTATGGGTTCTTTTTTGTTTTTGCAGAGATACTTGTAGTATTCCAACTCGTAAACAATTACAATTTTATGTTACAGTTGGAGTGATTTTTTATGAAAGGAAAAATGCTCGATACGTATGAGCGTTGGGAGAAATCTGGACATTTAGAGAACAAATTAAAAGCAATATCAGAAATGGTATCGAAAAGAGCTACTCAAAAACAAGTGGCTGAATATTTAGGTATCACAGAAAAAACTGTCATCAAGTTACGTAAAACACATAAACGATTAGACGATGCCTTTCAGTTTGGTGATGAAGATTTAAGACAAAAACTAGTCGATGCTGTTTATCAACGTGCAATTGGGTTTGAATATGAAGAGACACAAACAGTAATTGAAGAAACGAAGACAGGTACGAAAAAGCGCATCACAAAATACAAGAAACAATCATTACCAGATATTCAAGCGATCAAGTATTTGTTGATTACGAGGTTTGGTATTGAATATAACGAAAAGAAAGCTGAAATTGAGCTTATGGAAAAACGCCTAGAAAAAGGTGAGGAGGTATGGACCAATGAATATAGTGATGAAATCAGTACAAGTACTCCAAGAGTACGAAAACAATCCAAGAAACAACGATGAGGCAATCAAAGCGGTTGCTAATTCAATCAGAGAGTTCGGTTTTAAGGTACCGATTGTAATTACAAGTGATAACGTCATTATAGCCGGACATACCCGTTTAAAAGCCTCTGTGTCGCTTGGTTTAACTGAAGTGCCATGCATTATCGCAGATGACTTAAACGAGGAACAGATCAAAGCATTTAGGCTTGCTGACAACAAGACAGCTGAACTGGCTACTTGGGATTTATCGAAACTTGAGGATGAACTTGCAAACCTAGATATGGATATGCTTCAGTTTGGGTTTGAGGAACTTGAGGAGTTAATTCCGGATAATGCAGCGGATGATGATTTTGATATTGATGATGAAATTCCTGAAGTTCCATTCTCGCAACCAGGTGACATTTATGAGTTAGGTCCTCATCGAGTGTTGTGTGGTGATTCAACGAACCCAGAACAAGTGAAAACATTGCTTGATGGAAAAGTAGTAGACATGGTTTTTACTGATCCGCCTTACAATGTTGATTATGAAGGAACAGCTGGAAAGATTAAAAACGATAAGATGGAAGACGATACTTTCTATCTTTTTTTATTGGCTGCTTTTCAGAATATGTTTGAACATACGAAACCAGGTGGTGCAATCTATTGTTGTCATGCCGATACAGAAGGACTCAACTTTAGAAACGCATTCAAGAACGCTGGTTATAAACTAGCTGAATGTTTAATCTGGGTTAAGAATGCTTTAGTGCTTGGTAGACAAGATTATCACTGGCGACATGAACCAATTCTTTATGGATGGAAAGAAGGTGCTGCTCATTACTTTGTTGATGATCGTTCTCAAGATACAATCTGGGAATATAACAAACCTAGAAAAAATGAAGAACATCCAACGATGAAACCATTAGAACTTGTTGGAAAAGCAATCAGCAATTCTTCAAGACGTCATGAAACGATTCTTGATTTATTTGGTGGTTCTGGTTCAACGATGATTGCAGCTGATCAATTAGACCGCAAAGCATACTTGATAGAACTAGATGAAAAGTTTATCGATGTTATTGTCAAACGCTACATCAAACATAAAGAATCAAACGAGAACTGTTATTTGATTAGGAATGGCAAAAGGTCTCCACTTAGCGATTTTGATTACTTTGAAAATAAGTCACTATAGTGAAAATATAACTTGCTATTTAGTCCTTTTAGAGTGATATATATAGTAACCAAAACAAAGGAGGCTATTTATGTTTAAGGAATTTAACGCACACCCAAAAGGAATCAAAACTGGAGATTGTGTCGTAAGAGCAATCGCAACTGCAACCGATATGGATTACTTAGAATGTCGCAGGGAATTGAATCGCAAGAAACGAGAGCTAGGATATTCGAGTTACAAAGACACGAAGTTCTTATACGATTATCTGAAAGGTTATCCTAGACTGATATTTAAAGCAGTTAAAGGTGAACCAAGAATTAAAGGTAGCGACTTTACAGAGCTGCATCCAAAAGGGACATACATCTTAAAAATGGCTGGACACATTACTGCTTGTATAGATGGTGTGATTCTTGATACTTGGGATTGCACATACCGTTCAGTTTATACAGCATGGGAGATAGCAAAATGAAAGTAAACTTTATTAGAAAAGCAACACCTGAAGAACTTCTTCCACAAGATGAGTTCATCATTGAAAAAGAGATTATCATTGATTCGGATTTGTTTGAAACATTCATTCATGATCCACTTGATGATTATGAGTTTATTAAAGAAAACATTGATGTGATGTATTGCGATAAAGAGGATGTGTTCCATTGTATTTTTGTCACAAGCAATGAACATGATTTCGGAATCCTTGTGGAAAGCGAAGGATATCATTTTGCAAGATACACAGCATACTTACCAAAATCAGTACTTAGGAGCGAATAGGCTCCTTTTTTACTAGTTTATAAAGGAGATGAAGTTTAATGCAAGTATTAACAAGTGAATCAGTATTTAGTGGACATCCGGATAAGGTCTGTGACCAAATCAGTGATGCCATATTAGATGCTATTTTAGAACAAGATAAAAATGCACGAGTAGCGGTTGAGACAGCAATCAAAGATGATTTAGTATTTGTCTTTGGAGAAGTCACAACAACTGCGAAAGTAGACTATGCAAATATAGCAAAAGAAAAACTAAAAGAGATTGGCTATGAAGATAACTTTGTAGTTATGGAGAAGATAAGTAAACAATCAGCAGATATCGCTCTTGGAGTGAACTCGACTGAATTACATGAACAAGGTGCAGGCGATCAAGGTATTATGTTTGGTTATGCATGTAATGAAACACAAGAGTTTATGCCTTTGCCGATTATGTTAGCAAATCAAATCTCGAAAGAAATGGATACGATTCGTCAAGAGAAATATTCACATATCTTTGGACCTGATGGAAAATGTCAGGTGTCTGTTGGATATGAAAATGGAAGACCTAAGAAAGTAGAGACTATTGTCGTTTCAGCACAAACACAACCAAGTGTATTCTTAGAAAAAGCAGAGGACATTATCATCAATGAAGTCTTAACAAAGGTGTTTGATTTCGATACGATTGTTGAGGCAGAGGTTTTAATCAACCCTACTGGAGAATTTGTGATTGGTGGTCCTTATGCTGATTCCGGATTAACTGGTAGAAAGATTATTGTAGATACTTATGGTGGTTATGCTAGACATGGCGGAGGAGCCTTTTCTGGTAAAGACGTGAGCAAGGTTGATCGTAGTGCAGCTTATTATGCTAGATACGTAGCAAAAGCCGTTGTAGGGGCAGGTTTGGCCACACATTGCGAGATTCACTTAAGCTACGCAATTGGAGTAGCAAAGCCAGTGAGTGTTTTAGTTAATACCTTTGATACTGGTGTTACATCTGATGAAGAGATACAAGCACTCGTGAATTATGTGTTTGATTTTAGACCAAAAAGCATAAGAAAAGAACTCAACCTTGATAAAGTTAAGTTCCAGGAGTTAGCAAAGTATGGACATTTTGGTAGGGAAGATTTGGATGTTCGTTGGGAACATGTAGATGATAAGATTATCGAATTGAGAAACTTATATGAGAAAGCCTAAAGAACTACATAGATTCTATAAGTCTGTTTCATGGCAAATAGCAAGAGAAATCAAGATACGAGATGCCAATGGCAAGTGTGAACGTTGTGGTTCGTTAGGAGAAGAAGTTCATCATAAGATAAGACTTACAGTTCTTAATGTAACTAATCCTGAAATCAGTTTGAATCAGGATAACTTAGAGTTGTTATGTAAGAAGTGTCACAACACAGAACATAAACGTTTCTCGAATTCACAGCAATTTGATGAAGATGGTAATTTGGTAATGAGTTAAACATCCATTCGTGTTATAATACCTTTTGAGAGGGTGTGATTTTTTTGGATAAAGTTAATGCATTTTTGGAAAAAAGTGAAATCGATGAAATGTTAGAGCGAGTAACAGAAGATATTAGAAATAAACACAGCAATCAAGATAGCGCAGATATTGAAATTGAAGATTTTGAAACTAAAATAATTGCAGAATTATCTAATGCAATACTCGAAGATGTTAGTGGTTACTCTTTTGATCAGGCAGAATTATTTGATCTGAAATTAGATGAAGCTAGAAAAAAATTTACTGAGTTGTTGCCAAATACATTTTCATTTATGAAAAATCTATTCTTAAAATCTCATGAGATATATGATTATTTGTTTAAAAACACTGGAACAAAAGAGGAAAGTGGATCTATAATTTGTGAAGATAAAGAAGTTATAAAGTTTTGTTTGATTAGAAACTTCTTCAAATTTCTTGAAACTTTTTCTGAAATTATATTGCTTGCAGAAAGAGGATTAGTCTTTGGTGCAGAAGCAAGATGGAGACAGTTAAATGAGTTAGCAGTAATTTCTACAGTAATAGCAGAAGAGAAGGATGTTGAATTAACTGCTAGGTACTTACAACACGATAACATTGCTATGAAGAAAAGTGCAGACTTAGTTGATTATTACAAAGAAAATAACCCTGAATTATTGAAAGAAGTAAAAGATAAGTATGATGACCTAAAAAATAAGTATGGCGAAAAATATGTTAAAATGTATGGCTGGTACACTCCAAATGAAGATATTAATTTTCATGATCTGGCAATGAAGTATAATCATAAGAGTTTGTTAGGATATGTTAAGATTGCCAATATGTCTAATCATGCAAGTTCTTATACTTTAGGAGATTTTGGAATAAATACCCTGAAGGAACGTATAAACTATCTTGAGGTTATTCTTCAAAATGTAATGATTAATCTACATCAAATAACTGCTACAACAATATACTATTATCTTTATGATATTGATATGGTTACTGTAAGTGGTGTAGCAATTTCTGAGTTTTATCGTAAGTCTTTCAATAGGTTTGTCGAGTATTATTTTGATGAAAGACATTTAGTTGATACAACTAAACCAACTTATAAAGACCTCCCCCACTCAGACTGATAATATATGGATAGGGTACCGCGTAAGGGGGCGCTTAAGAAACACGAGACAGATTTTTTGAAAATCGGAAAAGAGGTTTTCAAGTTATGATTAATATAGAATACGAGCGATTAAAGTCGCTTTTTTCTTTGGTCGATGAATCAAAGACAGAATTAGTAGATAACTTAATTTATCAAGCTGCATTTATGAAAGTGGAACTTGATAAGTTACAAGATCAGATTAGAAAGTATGGTGCAATTCAGACTTCAAATAGAGGTGCACAACGACAAACAGAAGCAGCCAAGTATTACACAAAATTAGTAAACTCATATGGAACAGTAATCAAAACACTAAATAGTATTTTAGGAACACAGGTTGATGATGGAGATGATGCCTTTGATGAATTTCTGAAAAGAGCAAGCGAATGAATTATTTAGTTAAGTATTACAATGAAATTAAAAACGGAAACATCATTGTAGGTGAAGAGCTAAAAACACAACTAGATCAACTTATACAAGATTTGGATAATCCTTTATACATCTTTGATGAGAAACCAGGACAACTTAGAATTGATTTCATTGAAACGTTCTGTAAGCATACAAAATCTCCATTCAATGGTATGCCATTTATTCTTGAATTATGGGAAAAAGCAATCCTTCAAACAGCTTATGGATTCAAGATGGCAGACTCAGGACTACGTAGATTCAATGAAGTCATATTACTCATTGCTCGTAAGAATGGAAAGACGACATTTGTTGCTGGTATAGATTTAGCTGAGTTCTTTCTATCACGAGGTGGCGTGGATATTGTATGTGCTTCTAATACAACTGAACAAGCGAACATCCTATTTGAAGAGATCAACAACATGCGAGAACAATCTGCAGCTTTATCAAAAGAAACTCGAAGCAAGAAAAACATCTACCACATCTATTCTCCAAAGACTAAAAACAAGATCAAGAAGTTATCAGCTCAATCAAGAAATAAAGATGGATATAATATCGAAGTTGGTTGTATTGATGAAGTCCATGAAATGACAGATTCTAAAGTCTATGACGCAATCAAACAATCACAATCAACTAAGAAAGAACCACTTATATTTATCATAACCACTGAAGGGACAACCGTTGGTGGTTTTTTAGATAGCAAGTTAGATTATGCAAGAAAGATGCTCAAGGGTGAGATTGAAGACAATAGAGTACTTCCCTGGCTCTACACACAAGATTCCACAAAGGAGATATATGAAGATCCAATCACATGGCAAAAGTCAAATCCTAGTCTAGGAGTAGTGAAACTCAACAATTACTTAGAGGATGTTATGAACAAATCGAAACATGACTTATCCACAAGGGTGACGATGTTATGTAAAGACTTTAATATCAAACAAGCAGACTCTGGTTCTTGGTTATCGTTTGATGATCTGAACAATGAAGACAAGTATACAATTGATGACTTAAGAGATACGTATGCAGTTGGTGGTGTTGATTTATCATCAACTACTGATTTAACTGCAGCTGTTCTTGTTATCCAAAAACGAGATAGTAATAAAAAATATGTTATCCCTCATTTCTTTATGCCAAGTGAAGTGGTGGAAAAAAGAATCAAAGAAGATAATGTTCCATACGACATTTGGATTAAGAAAGGATACATTACTCTTACAGAAGGAAATCAAAATGACTTTAGCTTCGTCACTCAATGGTTTATGAAAATGATTCAAACCTATGGAATCAGACCTCTGTGGGTTGGATACGACCCGTGGAATTCTCAATATTGGATTAAAGAAATGGAAGACTTAGGTTTCAATATGGAGAAAGTTAGACAAGGTATCTACTCATTATCTGAACCAATGAAAATTCTCGAAGCTGATCTGAAGAACAATTTAGTAAACTATAATAACAATCCAATCCTTAAATGGTGTTTAGCTAATACACAAGCTAAGGTTGACTTAAATGGAAATATCCAACCATCAAAACTAAATTCAAAATATAAACGTATTGATGGGACTGTTGCGTTAATCATTGCTTATGTAGTTCTAAATAGATATAAGACAGATTACGAGAATATGATATAGGAGGTGCACATGGCCTTATTCAAACGAAAAAAGAAAACTGGATCATTTGATGCACTCCAGTTAATTAGTAATTTAAATACATTTTACACACCATTTGGTACGAACATATCAAAGAGTGATGTGGTTAAGATTTGTATTGATCGAGTAGCTAGCCAGTGTGCTAAACTCAAACCAAGATTTATCAAAACCGAAAACGATAAGACAGTAACCGAGAAAAAGGGTAAGCTGTCTTTTCTTTTGAAGTATAAACCGAACGAAATCATGACACCATATGATTTTATTTATAAGACAATCACATTACTCTTGCTGAACGATAATGCATTTGTTTATCCTAAGTTCGATAAGGATACAGGAGAACTAAAAGGAATCTATCCACTTCGACCTGTCACAGTTGAAATTATCGTGGATGGTTCTGATACTTACTTCATCAAGTTCTTATTTGATAATGGTGAATCGTATATCTTACCTTATGACAATGTGATTCATTTGAGACGACACTTCGGACAAAACGACATCTTTGGTGGTACAGGTTCAACAGGTGACCATGAAGCAATACTTAAAACGATATCCATCAATGATAGTTTGCTTCAAGGAATCGATAACGCCATCAAATCTTCAATGCAGATTAAAGGTATCTTGAAGATGAATGGAATGTTGTCAGAAACAGATAAGAAGAAGCAACGTGAATTATTTGATGCTGCATTATCAGAATCCGTAAGTTTGAAGGGAAGTTCAATTATTCCGATTGATTTAAAGTCAGAGTATATTCCATTAGCAGTTGATCCGAAACTGATTGATAAGGATACACTTGAATTCTTAC